CTCAGATTATACCTTTAGATAATAATGATATCGTGACAGTCAGTGAAGCGTTTATGCCGCTACCCTCTACTGCCCCGGATAACCTACCTCCTCCCGAGTATACTAGTGGTCATGACCTTGGATTAACTGTAGTTCTATGGGATTCTGATTTAACTCCTAAAGTTGGTATAAATATCAGTCACGGAGACGTCTTTGATGAAGATGAATATACGTGGTGGTATGACTATACTGAAAGAAATGCTTTCGGAAAAGATAACTCTGGAAATATAATTATTTCGGGAATGGCTGCAGATGACGATCTATACCAGGTTCTTAACGCACAACCGAACGGTTTTTATAGTCAACAAATATACAGGAACTTTATAACTAAATTACCCGTACAGCTTCTCGATCATGTACAAAACGGATTTAATCAATATTGGGATCAAAGAGTTGATAGCGATAATCCGATCGGTGGAGCATCCTTAGGAATATACATCTACTCTGCCGATTCAGCGGGAGATTACAATACTGTCTTCGAAACATATGACGGTAAGGTACATATGGACAGTGCAATCGATTGGATTAACTCAGTTCAGTTCTTCTTACCCGAGACCCGCACAAATAGGTATAAGATTAGAACTTTCTCTGAACAAAGTACTATCGGAAAAGGTACAGGTAAACACGCAGCGATCGTTGATGATACCGGCAATTACGGACTAAGAGACTTCTCTGATGCAGTAAGACCTGGACATACTATGGATAAGTTTATCACTAAATTGTAATAACGGAAAAATAAAAACACATAAATAGTGATGTAACTTTTATAAGGGATTCACTATGGCTGTAAACTCCAGAGACGAATTAGTTGATTACTGTCTAAGAAAGCTCGGATCTCCTGTTATTGAGATCAACGTCGATCCTGATCAGGTTAGCGATCGTATCGACGAGGGTTTAGACAAATATCAGGAATTCCATTCCGACGCCACCGTCCGCATTTTCTTAAAACATCTTGTCACTTCAACTGACATAGCCAATGGTTATATCACGCTTCCGAATGATACTATCTTCGTGAAAAGAATGTTTTCAAATGGTAGCGGATTCTCGAGTGGCAGAGGGATGTTCGATATTAAGTACCAAATGATTCTAAACGATATCGCATTCATGAACAGTTATGTAGGGGATCTTTCTTACTTTACTCAGATGCAGCAGTATTTAAGTCTACTTGATACTGCTATTAACGGTCTACCTCTTGTCACATTTAGTCGTAATCAGAATAGACTCTATATCCACGGAGACGATCTGGGAACGGACATTAAAGAGGGTGAATATATCGTAGTTGAAGCTGACCAAATTATTAATCCTGAAACCTATACATCAGTTTACGATGACATGTGGTTAAAGAAGTATGTCACTGCTTTAATTAAAAGACAGTGGGGATCGAACTTGATTAAGTTTGAGGGTATGCAGCTTCCAGGTGGTGTTACCTTAAACGGAAGACAACTATACGATGACGCAATTCAGGAGATAGAGAGATTAGAGGAAGAGCTTAGACTCACGTTTGAACTTCCTGTTGATTTCTTAGTGGGGTAATAAATGGCCACGAATCCTTATTTCTCCCAAGCGGTTAGATCCGAGCAAGGTCTTTACGAAGATATTGTGATCGAATCCCTGAAAATGTACGGGCAAAATATCTACTATCTTCCTCGTGACATTGTGAACGAGAACAAAGTTTTTGCAGAGGATGTACCGTCTACATTTAACTCTTCTTATGTTATAGAAATGTATATTGAAAACATAGAAGGGTTTGACGGAGAAGGAGATCTGTTTACACGATTCGGTGTAGAGATTCGAGATCAGGCTACCTTTATCGTATCAAGACGTAGATGGTCGCAGACAGTCGGCAGACCCGATAATGATATTACAGAGGATAGACCAAGAGAAGGTGACCTGATCTATCTTCCAATGACAAATAAGATCTTCCAGATCATGCACGTAGAGCACGAGCAGCCATTCTATCAACTTAGCAATCTACCAGTCTATAAACTACAGTGTGAGCTATTCGAATATAACGATGAACAGTTTGATACTGGCGTGCAGAATATTGACAGAGTAGAAAATACGGGATATACCTTATCACTTACACTTGCAGATAGCGACGGATCTTATATTGTAGGTGAAACTGTAACCCAGACACTTGCAAGTGGCGTAACTGTAAATGGTGAGGTTGTTTACTATAACGATTCAGACAATATCGTTAAACTAGCGCATATTGGTTCCGACGATGGTAACTATCATACCTTTACGAATGGTAGAATTACTGGAAGTGATTCTCTTGTCAGTCGCGTAGTCATATCACAAACTGATGAATATGCACAAAGAACTGCACAGAATGAAACGTTCCAAGCATCCAATCTATCCTTCCTTGACTTTTCTGAGGACAACCCATTCGGAGAACCTAGCTAATGTTAAAATTTAAAAAATACATTTCTGAAGGGATTAGTCTCAAATTGATCCGTGGAAAAGACATGGACGTTTTGAAAATGTGGGATACGAAAGAAAAAGGATGGGTTGAACTTAGAGGTAAACCTAATTTTGAAACTAAGTATGATCCAAAAGATCCGTTACATAAAGCGATTCGGATGCTGGGTAAATCTGCTAATATATCTGATTTCGTAAACGGTGACGAGGTGAACATTAATCCGAATCATCCTGATGCAAGAAAAGCTTTGAGAACAGTTAGAAGGTTAATGAAATAATGTTTGGAGCCCATTTTTATCATCAAAGGTTAAGGAAAGCCGTAGCGACATTCGGCTCACTTTTTAACAACCTTTACGTATTACGTAAGGATTCTAGTGGTAATGTAATCAGTACAGTACGGGTACCATTGTCGTACGCACCTAAGGATAAGTATCTCGAGCGTATTCGTGAGAACCCGGATCTCAACAATGATACATCAACAGCTATTAAACTGCCTCGTATGTCGTTCGAGATTACTAGCTTCCAGTACGACTCACAGAGACAAGTTCCTAAAACAAATAAGTTCGGGGTTATTGATACCAATACAAATAAAAAAGTTTTCTTTGCCGGTGTTCCATATAACATCTATTTCCAATTAAACATCTATGCAAAGAACCAAGATGATGCGCTGCAAATGGTTGAACAGATCATTCCATATTTCAGTCCGCAATATAGCGTTACAATTAGACCTTTTGAAAACTATTCTTCGATTAAAGAGGATGTTCCGATTACGATCATGTCATCTTCGTTTACTGATGATTTTGAAGGTGGTGTAGAAACTCGTAGAACGATCATATATACATTAGAATTTGAGATGAAAGCGATGTTCTATGGTCCAATAGGTGATCAGAGCATTATCCGTCAGACTCAAACGAACTTCTTTATACTTCGTCCAGATGATCAAGATTCCGATGAAGCAGTCTCAAACGTATTCATAACTCCTGATCCTGTGGACGTCAACCCTGATTCTGATTTTGGATTCGATATTACTGTAATTGATAAAATAGGTTGAATATGGATGATTCTGATAAGCAAATACAAGATGACTTTGAACATTCGAGAAAGGTCTATCTTGATTTAATAGCGGTTGGACAGGAAGCACTTCAGGGTATGCTGGATGTTGCTGATGAAACCCAACACCCACGATCATTTGAAGTATTAGGTGGTTTAATAAAACACGTCAGCGATGTGAATGATAAACTTATGGATATTCATAAAAAGAAAAAAGATATCCAGAAAAAAGATCTTCCAGCATTACCAGCCGGTGGGCAGACTACAAATAATCTTTTTGTCGGTTCAACTGCTGAATTACAGAAGATGTTAGTATCTCAAAGAAAAGAATCTGAGAATATAATTGATATAAAAGAATACAAAAAAGATGAGTGACTCATATAATGGTAACGCCAACGTCAAAGCGGATGGTGTTATTCATAATTTTATCCAAGAGGAAATCGAAGAGTATATAAAATGTAGCAAAGATGCTTCCTACTTTGCTAAAACTTACTGTAAGGTAATCTCTCTTGATAAAGGTCTTGTTCCTTTTAACTTGTACCCTTATCAGGAAAAGATGTTCGATCATTTCAATGACAATAGATTTTCTATTGTTCTTGCATGTCGTCAGTCCGGTAAGTCTATCTCTTCTGTTGCTTATCTTCTATGGTACTCTATTTTTACTCCTGATAAGACTGTTGCAATCCTAGCGAACAAAGGCGACACCGCACGTGAGATGCTCGCACGCGTGACGCTCATGCTCGAGAATCTACCTTTTTTTCTACAGCCAGGTACAAGAGTTCTGAATAAAGGTTCTATCGAATTTTCGAATAACTCTCGTATTATCGCACGAGCAACTTCAGGTAGTTCTATTCGTGGTATGTCTGTTAACCTACTCTATCTCGACGAATTTGCATTCGTTGAACGTGCTACTGAATTCTATACTTCAACTTATCCAGTTGTATCAGCAGGTAAAGATACAAAGGTTATTATCACGTCCACAGCTAACGGTATTGGTAATCAGTTCCATAAGATCTGGGAAAGTGCTGTACAGGGAGTAAGTGAATATAAACCGTTCCGTGTCGACTGGTGGGATGTACCAGACCGTGATGAAGAATGGAAAAAGAAAACAATTAACAATACATCCCAGCTACAATTTGACCAGGAATTCGGTAATACATTCTTCGGTACCGGGGATACGCTGATTGCTGCTGACACTCTTATGTCGCTAAGAGCTATGCCTTATAAGATGAGAACTGCTGATGACGTTTTAATCTATGAGGAAGCAGAAAAGGGTCATGAATATATCATGATGGTAGATGTAGCAAAGGGAAGAGGTCTGGATTATTCTACGTTTAACGTAATCGATGTAACATGTAGACCTTGGAAACAGGTCGCAGTTTATCGAAACAATCTTATCTCTCCTATCCTCTTCCCCAATGTTATTTATAAGTACGCGAATTCTTACAATGAAGCTTTAGTGATTATTGAGAGTAATGATGCAGGACAATTAGTCTGTAACGGTCTTTATATGGATTTAGAATATGAAAATATGTTTGTTGAATCTGCAGTAAAAGCTAACTCTTTGGGTATTAACATGACCCGTAAAGTAAAAAGGATTGGATGTTCTGGATTTAAAGACGTACTTGAAAATAATAAATTAGAAATAGTAGACGAAAATACTATTTTAGAAATATCTACATTCGTTGCAAAAGGTCAATCATATGAAGCAAGTGACGGTAATCATGATGATTTGGTAATGAATTTTGTTCTATTTGGATATTTTATCAGTACAAGCTATTTTGCTGACTTAACTGATATTAATATTAAGCAAATGTTATTTGAGCAGAATATGAAAGAGATTGAAGACGACGTATTACCATTTGGATTTATATCAAACAGCCAGGACGAAATCGCAGCGGAAGAAGCTGCTTCGAAGGCTAACGACGGATGGGGTGAATGGGCATTAGACCCGTTTGATCGTAATTTTTGATTATTATAAATACAATTAGGTGAATATTCGTATTATGATAAAAACCCGTATAATTAAGGAGAAAATCCAATGGCATTAGGTATACCTTCATATTCTCCTGGTGTGCAGTTTAGAGAGATTGATATTACAGGATCAGTCGGCAACAATCCAACCTCTACAGCTGTTATTTCAGGAAATTTCAATTGGGGTCCGGTTGCAGTACCAGTCTTAGTCGGCGACGAAGAAGGCTTGGTTTCTACATTTTCCCGTCCCGATGAAAACAATACCGTGGATTTCCATAGCGCTTCCTATTTCTTAAAGTACTCAGACGGTCTTTATGTTATTCGCGAAGTAGATGGCGATTCCGCTTTATCCACAACGGCAAAGAATGCTCACGCAACTGTTGGCGTTACTACAATTTCATTCATCCCGAATAGAACAGCTTTTGATAATATTCTGGATACAATTGATAACTTTTCAGGCGACTCTGATGGTGACCCGAATCTTGAAAGAGGTCACTCACTCGTCGCTCGCTATCCAGGTGAAATCGGCAACAGCTTAGAGGTACAAGTTTGTAACTCACATGCGACAGACAGTTCTTTCGATAACTGGGAATATAAAAACACATTCGACGCTGCTCCTGGCACTTCTTCATACGTTGAAGAAAGAGACGGTTCAAACGACGAGATCCACGTGGTTGTCGTTGACAAGAATGGCAGAATCACTGGTACAAAGGGAACTGTCCTTGAAACGTATCCATTCGTTTCTCTTGCTAAAAATGCAAGAAAGCCAGATGGGTCTACAAACTACGTAGCAAATGTTATTAATGATCAGTCAAGCTATATCTATTGGGTATCTGCTGGTTCATCTCTAGCATTCGATTCTGATGAATGGGGCTTAGCTTCAAACATCGGCACAAATGCTACAGTAGGTGTAACGAAGAACTTTGGCGGTTCACTTAGCACTAAGACGTTTACGTTCAATGTTGGTGCTAACTCAGGTGCTCTATCAGTTTCTGACCATATTCGTGCATTTGATAGGGTCGAAGACGCAGAAACTACTGACGTAGATATTCTAGTCGCACCTGGCCTAACAGCTACAGATGATCAGAAAACAATGATCAACGACCTAGCATCTATTGCAGGATCTGTTCGTAGAGACGCAGTTGCAGTTTCCTCACCACCACGTAACACTATTGTTGGTACAAATGCTATTAATAGCAGTACGATCACAAATAACATCGTTTCATGGGCAAATAGCGTAACATCATCTTCATACGTACTCCTAGATAACAACTATCTCAAGGTGTATGATAAGTATAACGACAACTACATCCAGATTCCGGCTGCTTCTTCAACTGCTGGTCTTATGGCTGCTACTGATCGTGATGCTGCTCCATGGTATTCACCAGCTGGTTCACGCCGTGGTCTATATCTCGGTGTAACAGATCTTGCTTGGAATCCTGAGACGAAGACCAACAGAGACACACTTTATAAAGCAGGTGTCAACCCGATCGTTAATATAGTCGGTCAAGGTCCAACCCTATATGGTGATAAAACCAAACTCGGAAGACCAAGCGCATTCGATCGTGTCAACGTTCGTCGTCTATTCCTAAAGCTTGAAAAGGACATTACGGAATACGCGAAAAACCTTCTGTTTGAATTCAACGATGAATTCACAAGAGCAGAATTTGTTGGTGTTGTTGAACCGTATCTCAGAGATGTCAAAGCTCGTAGAGGTATCTACGACTACAAGATAGTCTGTGATGAAACAAATAACCCACCATCAGTCGTTGACGCTAACGAATTTATTGCAAGCATCTTCGTCAAGCCCGCCCGTTCAATTAACTACATCACTCTCAACTTTGTTGCAGTTAGATCCGGCGTGAGCTTCGAAGAAGTTGTTGGCACGGTATAATAGGAGACAACAACAATGAGTGTTTTAAGCATTAGCGACTTTCAGAAAAACGTAAAGGGTGGCGGAGCAAGAGCGAACCTCTTTGTCGCCACTATTAACAATCCAATCAACAGGAAAACTGCCGAGCCTTCTAAGTTTTTGATAAAGACTGCAGAACTTCCAGGTTCAACAATTACACCTATCATCATTCCTTTCCGTGGTAGACAACTTAAGATCTCTGGGGATCGTACATTCGATCCGTGGACAGTAACTGTTATCAACGATAACGATTTTACTATCCGTAAGGTTATGGAAGATTGGATGGCAAAAATGAACAACCATGAAGATAACGAAGGTGCAAGCACTGGTTACTTTGCGGATATGTCAGTTGCTCAACTTGATAGAAACGGCCTCGAACTAGCTAAATATAATTTAGTTGGAGCTTGGCCTTCTGATCTTGGTCCAATTTCAGTATCATTCGATAACGAAAACCAGATCGAAGAGTATCAGGTTACCTTCCAGTATCAGTACTGGACAAGAGGAGGCGAGGTTGGAGCGCTTCCAACTGGGCAGAGTATTCCCGGTACTGATTTCGGATAAATCCGATCTATTATGACGTTATAAATAAAAGGGAAGGGCTTAACGGCCCTTCCTAACCTACGTGATATCAAGGGCACTTTTATGGCAGATAATACAATTAAACTTTTCGGTTTTGAAATTAAAAGAGCCGGTAAAGAAGAAAAAAAATCTTTATCAATGGTACCGCCTACCGATACTGATGGAGCGGGATATGTAACCGCGTCTGCTTCGGGTCATTACGGTCAATATGTTGATATTGACGGCGATCAGGCAAAAGACAATCATCAATTAATTATGAAATATCGTGGTATTGCTATGCACCCAGAGGTTGACATGGCTATCGAAGAGATTCAAAATGAAGCGGTTTCTACCAGTGAACTAGAATCTTCAGTAAGTCTTTCCCTTGATAAGGTAGAAGCTTCAGATAAAATTAAAAAATTAATGACGGAAGAATTTGATTATATTACTTCCCTACTAAATTTCCAAGACAACGGACATGATATGTTCCGTAGATGGTATGTTGATGGACGTCTCGTTCACCATATCATTGTCGACCCATCGAACCTTAAGGCAGGTATTAAGGAACTTCGATTTATTGATTCTGCAAAAGTGAGAAAACTAAAAGAAATTAAGTATAAAAAAGATGAATCATCTGGTGCAAAGGTTGTTGACCAGGTTAATGAATACTACATCTATCAGGAAAAGCCCGGTAATCAACAGTCAGGTATTAAACTGACAACTGATTCGGTTTCTTATGTTACATCTGGATTACTAGATGAATCCCGTAAAAAAGTAATATCATATCTACATAAAGCTTTAAAGCCGGTTAACCAGCTTCGTATGATGGAAGACTCTTTGGTCATCTATCGTCTCGCACGTGCGCCAGAGCGTCGAATCTTCTATATTGACGTAGGTAACTTACCGAGAGGTAAAGCTGAAGAATACATGAAGTCGATCATGACTAAGTATCGTAACAAGTTGGTGTACGATTCTAACACGGGTGATATACGTGATGATCGTAAGCATATGTCTATGCTAGAAGATTTCTGGCTACCTCGTCGTGAAGGCGGTAGAGGTACTGAGATTACATCCCTTCCAGGAGGTGAAAATCTTGGACAGATTGATGACGTTATCTACTTCCAAAAAAGACTATATCGTTCATTGAACGTTCCTCTAAATCGTCTTGAACAAGAGGCACAGTTCTCTCTTGGTAGATCGACTGAGATCTCCCGAGATGAAGTTAAGTTCCAAAAGTTTATTGATAAGCTACGCCGTAGATTCTCTAAATTATTCTTAGAGCTTCTTAAAAAACAATTAATAATGAAAAAGATTGTTACGGAAGAAGATTGGAATAAATGGAAGAATGATATTACAGTTGATTATCTACGGGATAATCATTTCACAGAATTAAAAGATAATGAGATTCTAAGAGAAAGAGTACAGACTCTAGATATGATTAGCCAATATACAGGGGAATATTTTACTCGTGATTGGGTAATGAGAAATGTTCTTCGATTTGATGATGAAGAAATTAAAGAAGTAGAAAAAATGAACAGTGAAACTGAAAAAGAACAAGATTCTACTCCAGATAAAGAAGAACCTGCAGAACCGCCAGCGCCTCAAGGTCAACAACATTCTATTGATATTAATGTAAAAAAAGAACAGGCTGAATTTGATATTTTAAGGTCTTTAACTGAAAACCTAAAATAGGTAAATTATGAAAAAAGTTATTAATGAAGCTCTTATTGCTCTAAACTTCAAAAAGGTTTACGAAGAAATACGTAACCTAAAGGAAAGAGGAACTATTGTTGGACCTCGCGGTAAAAAAGGTGAGCGCGGTGATAAAGGGGATCAAGGTATTCCTGGCCTGCAAGGACCGAAAGGTGATAAAGGAGAAAAGGGTGACACCGGAGAAAGAGGACTACAAGGTGAAACTGGTCCACAGGGCGAGATCGGGCCACAAGGTGATAGAGGCCTGGACGGTGCACCAGGTGTACCAGGCGACAAAGGTGAAAGAGGAGATACCGGACCACAAGGTGAAGTAGGTCCTCAGGGTATTCAGGGACCGCAAGGACAGAAAGGTGATCGTGGAGATAAAGGCGACACCGGCCCTCAGGGTGATATTGGTCCACAAGGTATTCAAGGTCCTCCTGGTGAAAAAGGAGATAAAGGTGATAACGGGGAGAAAGGTGATCGTGGAGAAACTGGACCTCAAGGTATCGCCGGAGAACGAGGCCCCAAAGGTGATCGTGGAGAAAAAGGCGATCGAGGTGACACTGGATTACCTGGTCCAAAAGGTGATCGTGGTGAGATAGGTCCGCAGGGAGAACCGGGTCCTCAAGGTCCAGCAGGTAAAGATGCAGAAGTTCCCGATATAGAACCTTTAATAAAGCAAGCCCAAGATAGAGCACAGGGTGACTTTAATAAATGGCGCGAGAATGTCAATAAATCTCTTCAGAGCATCGGTGGCGGCGGTTCTTATAGAATTCTAGATAATGCCGACGTAAAAATGTCAAAGGTCTCAGAAATGAGTGATAATGACATTTTAATCTGGGATTCGGATATTAAAAAGTTTAAAAAGCTAAACATTGTCACAGTTATTAATAATATAAGAGCGGAGTTAGAAGTGCAATACGATAAGCTTGTAGATGAGGATGGTACATATACCTACATTGGTGAAGCCACTCCAGGATCAGATAAAGCCTCTGCTGTTTGGAGAATTAAAAGAATTGAAGAGATTGATGGGGATCTCGAGATTCGTCTTGCAAACGGATCAGAGGAATTTAATAAAGTTTGGAATGATAGAGCTTCCTTTACTTACTAATTATTATAAATAGAAGTAATTGATAGGATCCTGTCAAAGTTTTAGACTTGGCTACTGATTATGATAATTTAAACCAATAAGGAGAAGCTATATGGCTCTTATTACAGATCCCGATTTTCTGTCACAGGGTACATCGACAACGTTGTCTAACCTGACTGATATTGCAGTCACTGGTAGAACAGCTACATTTACAGCGAGCTCAGGTTTGCCGACGATTACCGCTGGTCAGTATTTCGAAGTAAGAAACGCAAATACACTTGCAAATAACGGCTTATATCGTTGTACATCATCATCAGGCACTTCACTTGTTGCAGTTAAACAAGCAGGATCAAATGATGAAACACCTGTAGCAGATGCATCACCGGGCGCAACAACTGTTATTCTACACACAGAATCTGCACTAAGTGATGAAAAATCAGTTTACTTTGATTTCTACAATAGAGAAATCTGGTTGCTTAAGCAAGGTAATTTATCAAATGATGGTGCAACACTTCAGTCAATCTATTCATTCTCAAAAGAAGAGTGGAAAAACGACGCTGATCTTATTTTCCACCCATTCCCATTCGTTGCTATTACGCCAGAACAGTTCGAACTTGTGGAAGATTGGAAATTCCATGATTCAGCTGACACAAACTTTACCGCCCACGAGATTGAAACACGTAAGCTAGTAAGAACTGGTGGATGGAGAGAGATTGGTGCGGATGATGTAATCGATCAAGAATATGTCGGCGTTATTACTCTGGGTTCTTTCGAATCACCAGATTCTGACCTTGCATATTTCCAACAAGGTGATGATCCAACACAAACTGGTGTTGCTACAAACTTTAAGTTTACAGGTCCAGTTAACGAAGCAATTCGTTCATATAACTACATGCCATCATCTCTTGGTACTGTTAATTTGACTTCTGGTACAGGTGAGATTTCAAGAACAACTGGTACTTGGACTGGTGATGGTTATCTACAAGGTGGTCAGATCACAATCGTGACATCAGATACAAATGGACTAGTGGATACAACTTGGTACATTGATAGTATTGATACTGCTGGAACATCTATCTTTGTTCTCGATTCGGCGGATGGTAGCGGAACACATAATATAGATGACACTGATGATACATTTACATCTGCCGTAAATAACAGAAACGTTCTGAACGTGTTCTTACGTTCAGATTTTAGAACAGATGCCGGTCAAGGTAAAACCTTCTCCAGTCAGGCACTAGCAGATATCGGTGTTACCGAAGTTGATAACAAAGTGTTCCGTTTCCCGATTAGTAACGCTGCTGATCTGGACCTAGATACAGTTGATGCTACAGTTTCTTCAACATCACCATATAATCAGATCTCGATTAAATATCTTGATACACCATATTCTCGTGATGTTGCCTCAGGTGTTACAAGTGAATTTGGTATCTTGATTGAGGTTGGTACATATTCTGATAATGATGGTTCTTATACAAGTGGTGGAACAACTTTAACTACTGCTGGCGCTAACTTTACTACAGCAGACTCCGATCTTTATGCTGGTGGTACTCTTATCATAAGAAACGCTAGCGTTGGAGATCCGGATCAAGAGTTTACTATTTCTACAGCATCAGGTTCTGTTAGTGGTACTACTGTTACAACAACTACAGCATTGCCATCGGCAAATGATAACAACAGATCGTTTACTCTGCAAAGAGCAACACCAGTTTCTGCATCAACAGTTCAAATCTATGAAAGAATTCAGTATGAATTAAGACAGGATACGAACTTGAATGATTATGCTGGTACAAATGATGTTGTTGGTAGAACTGCTGATGAACTTCTGGCATTTGTTGGTGCTGATCTAAAAGGCGGTAGAGACCTTCCAGTTAACCCGAATGGTGGTGGATCTGGTGTTAATATCATTGGCTTCCGTGATGCTGATACAAACAACATTCAGCTGTTTGATAACACAGGCACTGAAAGATCATTCCCGTTCACTGCGTCTGGTACAATCTCGTTTAATGCTAACCTTCAGAACGATAACCAAGCTAAGTTCTGGATGTTCTATGAGTATACAAAGGAAACAACACCTGCAGGAACAGTAACGGCTGGATCAATCACTGATGACTCTGTAACATTTACTGCAGATACTCCAGGCCAGTTCCCATCAGTTGCTGTTGATGACTATATCAAGATTCAAGGTTTCAGCACTGGTAGTAATCTAAACGGTATCTATGTTATTACAGCAGATACGACTGACACTACTGAATTTGTTGCACGTAAAACAAATCTACCCGATGGTGCTCTCA